CGTAGTTGTAGTCAAGGAGGTATTCGTAATGCTAGTGCTACTGTGTTTTATCCTATTTGGCATCATCAATTTGACGATCTTATTGTACTCAAGAACAATCAAGGCACAGAAGAGACCCGAGTTCGACACATGGATTATGGAGTCGTACTGTCAGCATTCTTCTGGAGACGATTCAAAAACAAAGAAAACATAACCTTCTTTGACCCCAACGAAGTACCTGACCTATACGAAGCGTTCTATAAGAATACTGCGCTTTTTGAAGAACTGTATGTCCGATATGAAAAACGCCGAGATCTTCGTACCAAGACAATGAGTGCTGAAGAAGTATTCAAGTCAGGCATACTGAAAGAACGCACTGATACAGGCAGAATATATCTTGTGTTCATTGACAATGTAATGAAGCAAGGTCCGTTTGATCCTGAATACCACACAATATATCAGTCAAATTTATGCTGTGAAATCCTTTTACCTACAAAGTCTTTCAAGCGTCTTGATGATGCTGATGGTCGTATTGCTCTTTGCACTCTCGGTAGTATTAACTGGGGAGCGTTCCGTAACCCAGAAGACATGCGCCGCGCTGCAAGAATACTGCATCGTAGCCTCAACAATATTTTAGACTATCAAGACTTCTTGAGTATTCAAAGTAAACTGAGCAATGATGAAATTAGACCACTAGGTATTGGTATTACCAACCTCGCTTACTGGCATGCCAAGCGTGGACTCAAATACGGCGAGCGAGACGCACTGCAAGAAGTCAAGACTTGGATGGAACATCTGGCATTCTATCTCACTGAAGCCAGTGTTGAGTTGGCCAAAGAACGAGGCAAGTGCTTGGGTAGCGATCAGACACGCTACGGACAAGGCATATTTCCCTGGGAACTGCGAGCCACGGGCGCGAATGAACTGGCAGACTTTACCCCAGAACTAGACTGGGAACGCCTTCGTGTTGAAATGAAAGCGCACGGTGTTCGTAATGCCACACAAATGGCAGTGGCTCCGGTCGAATCCAGCAGTGTGGTGATTAACTCAACCAATGGCATTGAAATGCCTATGAGTCTGATCAGTGTTAAAGAATCTAAGGCAGGATCGTTCGTACAAGTTGTTCCAGAATATCACAAGTTGAAGAACAAGTATCAACTGATGTGGGAACAGAAAGACTGCGAAGGCTATTTGAAAACAGCGGCAGTAATTGCAGCCTATGTTGATCAGAGTATTAGTACTAATACGTTTTATAATCCCGCGCACTTTCCGGATCGTAAAGTGCCAACCACACTGATTGCCAAGAACTTGATGCAGTCGCACATGTGGGGATTAAAAACATTCTACTATAGTTTGATTAACAAAGCAGGTAGTAAAATGAAAGCGGAAGAAGCTCCTGCTATGTTAGAAGCAATTGATTTTGATAGTCAAGAAGATTGTGAGGCATGCAAGCTCTAGCATGAAATGGTATGAAAATAAATGAACTGTTAGAAAGTGCAGATGACATAGAGTTGAAGGCAAAAACTCTTGCTATTGATGCACATAAGAACCAAAAATACGGTGTACACCCTTATGTCACCCATTTGGCGGATGTTGTTGCCCGTGTTAAAACAATTACACAAGACCCGGAAATAATTGCTGCTGCTTGGTTGCATGATATAGTGGAAGATACAGATGTTACCTTAGAACAAATTAAACAACAATTTGGTGACAATGTTGCCAATATAGTTTGGGCAGTAACAGGCCGCGGAGAGAACCGAAAAGAAAAAATGGCAAATGCTATTGCTAAGATTGCTCAAACTCCAGGAAGTGAATTGGTAAAGAGTGCAGACCGATTGAGCAATGTTTCTGCCAGTTTAGCAAACAATCCAAAAAAACTTAAAATGTACCGAGATGAACATAAGGATTTGAGTCCAGTCTTGGGCAATAATGCATTGGCCTTAGAGCTAGTGGATTTATTCAAATAAGGAAAACATTATGAGCCGCGCACAATACAATTTAAACACCAAAACAGACTATTTAAATCGCAAGATGTTCTTAGACCCTGCAGGCCCGGTGGTAATACAAAGGTTCGAAGAAGTGAAATACAAGAAGATTGCAGACTTCGAAGAAACTGCCCGCGGCTTTTTCTGGCAACCTGAAGAAATTAGTCTAACTAAAGATAGTAATGACTTCAAGGATGCCAGCGATGCGGTCAAACATATTTTTACCAGTAATTTGTTACGACAAACGGCATTGGATAGTCTACAAGGTCGCGGACCCAGTCAAATCTTTATGCCTGTGGTCAGCTTGCCGGAACTAGAAGCGTTAATCTACAACTGGACATTCTTTGAGACTAACATTCACAGCAAAAGTTATAGCCACATTATTCGTAACATTTACAATGTGCCCAAAGATGTATTCAACACAATTCACGACACCAAAGAAATTGTTGACATGGCCAGTAGTGTGGGCAACTACTATGAAGCCTTGCATGAGATCAACTGCCGCAAACAACTTGGGCAGGATGTGTCGGAGCATGATCACATTAAGGCAATCTGGATGGCACTACATGCCAGCTATGCACTGGAAGCGTTCCGATTTATGGTCAGCTTTGCTACCAGCTTGGCCATGGTAGAGAATAAAATCTTCATGGGCAATGGTAATATTATCAGTCTAATTCTTCAAGACGAACTGTTGCACAAAGGTTGGACTGCATATTTAATCAATCAGGTCGTCAAAGAAGATAGCCGATTTGCCGATATTAAAACAGAGTGCGAGGCAGAAGTGTATGCATTGTACGCCGATGTTATTCGCGAAGAAAAAGCCTGGGCAGACTATTTGTTTAATAAAGGTCCTGTGATCGGTCTGAACGCAACTATTCTTAAAGACTTTGTGGATTACACTGCGGTTGGCGCATTGAAAGATATTGGTATAAAATATCAAGGCACTGCTCCTAGAACGACTCCTATACCTTGGTTCAACAAGCACACAGATACCAGCAAGAAACAAACAGCACTACAGGAAAGCGAAAGCACTAATTATGTCATCGGCGTAATGGGTGAAAGTGTTGACTACGATTTGTTACCAAGTATCTAACATACTGTACACTGTTCGATTAGAAATAAAAGAACAGATGAAAAATATGGTATATAATAAACTAAAGGAAATAACATGTTAACAGTATATTCAAAAAACAATTGTCCATTTTGCACACAGGCAAAATCTTTACTCACTGCAAAATCTATTGCATTCCAAGAAATTAAAATCGACGAAGATGCGGCGGCAAAAGAATACATCATGTCACAGGGACATCGCACAGTGCCACAAATTTATCAAGACGGAAAATTATTTGTCGAAGGTGGCTTTACTGGACTATCAAAATTAACTGAATCTCAACTAAAGGAAAAACTAAATGCTGTTATCTAAAGGCTACGCAGACGGCGAAATTATTGCATTTAAGTTGGTAAACGGCGACGAAATCGTTGCAAAAATAGTCGAAACCAAACCCACAGGCTGGGTAGTGCATAAACCATGCACTGTGATGCCCAGCCAGCAAGGTCTGGGTCTTATACAAACCTTGTTTTCCGCGGATATAAATAATAACATAGAGCTCAAAAGCGAACATGTGATGATGCACTGTGTTGTGCTAAAGGCTCTCGAGGACCACTATCTCACAACCACAACTGGTATTAGTGTGGGACGGGGCCCTCTTATAGTTTAAGGATTTTAGATGGCGGGAATTGCAAGAGTCGGTGACATATTAGGACCAGGCGGAGTATTAACTGCGCCCGTTAGTCCCGATGTATTCATCAATAATCGTCCTGCTGCATTATTTGGTATCATATATACCGCTCATCCCTGCTGCGGCCTCAAAGGCTGCCCTCCGTCGCACTGCTATGGTCCGACCTTTGATATCCCGGCTGGAGTGTATATTAACGGCATTCCTCCGGTCACCAAAAGCGGCAAAGGCCTTTGTGGACACGGAGTAAGAACAGCCAGTGACGATGTAATCATCAGCGGCGGCCTAATAGGTCAAGCTGGTAGCTTTGCCCTGGGCAAAGCACTGGGATAATTATGGCCACAGTCCCACCAATTTATACAAATAATGTACCTATTCAGAATATAGGTGGACTAACTCCACTGCAATTGGCCGCTGCCAATTATATGATGAGTGGTAGTCCGCAGCCATTCGGCATCAATAAAGATTTTTTGACAGAAATGGTTATATTTGGCAGCAGCGAAAATATATCTCCATTGGAGTTCGACCCTAGAACAGGCTTGCCTAACCCATTTCCTCCATTGATTCGAGATATCACTGCTGAGTACTATTTTGTCAGGGGCGAAGATTTATATATCTATCGCCGAGCAGAAGATTGCGGACCTGACGAAGACAGATATGAAGAAGTATTAGTGGGCAAAGTTCGAGATGTTGCTACTGGTACTTACGCTTACTATGGAAGAATTGTCAGACCGGGCAGTGCTGCAACTGGTGGTGGTGGTGGCGACGGTAGTGGTGGCGACGGTGGATTTACGCCCGGGCCAGCGCCAGATACTCCTTCGGCCTTGAATGACACAAACATTACAACCGGTGATTTTAGTAATGGTTATGGCAGCAGCCCCAATGCTTTTGCATAATACAGAATAATATGAATATATTAGAGTTAAAACGAAAAGCATTAGGATATACCTTTAGAGAAGATTCGGCAGATGCTGGCACCAGTTCCGCTTCAGGCATAGGTAACCCGGCTGAATCGGCAGCAGCTACACCTGGCAATTTTTCAGGTAGCTCTTACTCAGGCATCGGCAATCCAGGCGAAGCAGACTTTGGGTTTTCGTCGCCGGTAGTATGGGGTGGCGGAAGCGGCGGTGGGTACGATGGCGGTCCCGGGACTGGGGTGTCGGCTTTCCCATCGTTCGGCCCAAACAGCGGCGTATATCTTGGTAGTTTAAGTAGCTTGGGCAATATGGTGGCCATGGCCTTGGGCACCGGTGAATATCAGGTAAAAATAGTAACGGCCGGTACAACAGCACAAGGATCATTTGAAGTAGATCAATTGCTGCCGGCAAAAACTTGGGCCAATTTAACACCCGCTGGAAGAGCACCCTTGCCTACTGCTGTAATTGCACCATATAGTGTTGGTTATATTAGAGAATACTGGCGAGATCCCGCGGGCACAACATTCGGTGCAAATAGTGCTATTCCTGCATTAACTGGAGTATTTCCTGATCCGTTTACAAATTTTGGCGGAGTGGCTCCGATAACAGACCGGCCTGGTAATTTTGTAGCTTATGCAGATATACAAATGCAACGGCTCAGCGGCAGCAATACTTGGGACAATGCACATTTTATGAATGTGTTTAATCAAGCACTTGGTTGGGTATTGACTTCCAACGACTATCTTGCGGCTTTGCAAAATGCACAAAGCAATACCTTGTCAAATTTTGGCAGTGCCAACTACAAAGATTTTGTATCCCAAGGATTTGACAAGTATCAGCAAGGTCTTGCATTACGCAAGGCATTGGTCAATGTGGGTACTATGGTACAGGTCATACCCGAAGGATTCTTTGGTACTCCCAATGCTGTGGCTAAGTTTTTAGTTGATATAGGCTTGGGCAGTGTGGGCGGGTTGTCAGAAAAACTATACACCGCTGGTGTGAATTTCGACGACATTTATAATCCTGGTTATGTTAATGTTATCACAAATATTCTTAACACTATAACCAATCAAGCTGATTTGGTAGTGATTCAAGATGTGGTAGAAAGTACCATACCCAAGATGTTTTCGCCTCTGGCATATACTTCAATCGAAATTGCCAGTGGATTGACCAACGACAGTGCATTTCCCAACTTTGCTGCATTTGGCCGCGACATCTTCCAACGAGCGCCAGGCCTGAGTTCATTGACTGGGGTGTCATTGGTAGCACTGATTGACAGCGTTCAGACTGATATAACAGCCAATGTGGAAGCTATCACCGGCAATGTTACTGTGGGCAACAGCGTACCACTACTATCGCAGTCTATCATTGACAGCTTACGAACATATCTTCCGTTGGGTGCAGGCAATGGCCCCGTGTCAATGTTAAATGTAATTGGTACTGGGTCAGGATATCTATTGGATGGTATAAAAGCTGTAAACATCGCAATCTCTCAATTGTATGCCACAGACTATGGTCCTCGGATTAGAGACATCCTCACTGATATCAGTAGATTTCAAAGTGGTTATGCGCTGACCGAAGAAGAAGCCAAAGCAGCAGCCAGTTTTACTCCAGTGCCGGCACCCACAATAGACTCTCAAGGATTTACAGTTGTGGCGTCTGGCGGCCTCGGATACTGGGAAACAAAATTAGAAGCTAAAAAGACTGAATATCTAAACTTGCTGAGTGAAATCGCCGCAGACACAAATGGAAATATTCCAGTACTGGTAGCACAAATAAATGAAAATTGGTTGTGGTGCTGCAGAACTCTTTATTACGAAATGCGAAATTATAACAGAGCCAATTTCACAGTTACCTCATTTAATGATAACAGTCAATACTTGTCGTTTGTCAGCAGCTTGCCCAGCTATGGTGCCGACCCACAAAATATTGGCACAGATTATCTACTCTACGGAATTTGTCTGCCCAATGAAGCCGGCGATACTGTCAAGGCTGTGTTGGGTCAAGGCAAGACAAATCAAATATTAGGTGAGAACGGCGTTCTGGTAAAAAATATTATTTGATACTTTTTATTCAGTTAACTGCTGTTATATGATTGATTTACTTCGCAAAACCTGCTATAATAATACGACTTAATTGGTTAACTGAGCGTTTATTACCAATTTCAAACTGGTATATAAAACTACACTCTTAACGAAAGGAGAAAAATATGGCCTCAGCTATATCAAATCGCTACTATGACAGGGTGATTAAAACAACTCAAATCACATTGTTGATTTTGGGATTTGTGTTGGTAGCCTCATTATTGGTTACTGTGACAAAATCAAAGTTCAGCTCACTGAGAGCAAATATGCAACAGCAGGATGTTGTTGGAGTCACTGCGGCAGATCGTACCAAACAATTAGAATGCCTGACTCGAAACATTTATTGGGAAGCGGCCGGCGAACCGTTTGAAGGCAAAGTGGCAGTGGCACAGGTCACCATGAACCGTGTGGTATCGGGCAAGTTTGGCTCGGGCGTCTGCGGCGTGGTATATCAAAAAAATGTATTTTACGAAAAAGTAGTTTGCCAATTTTCTTGGGCTTGTGAAACAAATCACAAAATCAAACCCATCTCTCCCAACAAATGGGCCGAGTCGGAAGAAGTGGCCAAAAAAGTTTTACTGGAAAATTTTAGGCTACCGGGACTGACACAGGCCATGTACTATCATGCAACTTATGTTAACCCAGGATGGCGACTACAACGAGTCACACAAATTGGCCAACATATCTTTTACAAGGAATAAATTTTGAGTATCAAAAACTTTAACCTCTTGGGTCTGCTAGTTCTTATTCGTAAATTCTTTTTAGATCATCTAAAGAAGTTGACCGCAGATACTCTGGGATGGTTGGCTGCAATTGTGCTACACTGCGCCACCATTCCCAGTTTGTTGGCATTGATGACCGGATTGAGTGATAGAACACCCACAGTAGATATCATCATGTTTATCTACATGGGGTTGATTTTGTTGTTTGCAAAAGCTATTTTACTGCGAGATCAGTTAAATATTGTTACTATAGGTTCGGGTTTTATTGCACAAGCAGCCATAATGGCATTTATACTTTTTAAATAATGAACTACTTTCAACTACTTGCCAAACTGGATTCGATATATCAACGAAATCAAGGCAAGTCGTTGACAAGTAGGAATTTGGTCAGAAAGATACAACAGGCAATTCCATTCACAGAATGCAAAATTGTGCAAAACAATACACTGGCTATCTACAATACCAATTTGCAAGTGAGCGGAGTATACGATCCAGAATTGGATGTAGACGGCTTGCCTCCAATCGAAGTCGAAATATCATTTCCCAAGAAGCAACTGGAATTCACTCTCGATGATTCAGATTTGACACGCCAGCAATGGAACAACATGATTGTGGATGTTGCGGGCACACTGGGACATGAGTTTATTCACATGAGTCAATTCAGACGCAGAAAATTCAGATGGGGCCGCTGTTACACCAGCAACAGTCAAACACAGGCAGTGTCTGATGCGCAAGAATACTACGGCATACCAGATGAAGTAGATGCGTATGCTTGGACCGCAGCCGCCAATATGACGCACGGATTAATCAATAATGGTGAACCGTATCGAATCGAACAAACTGGCACATATCAAATATACAAAGCCGTGTTTGACAAGAAGCACCCTGTGGTGTTAAAATTATGTAAGTTAAGTAATCGCTATTATAAATTACTCGAAAGGCAGTATTATGACACATGCAAGACAAATTGAAGAAGAAGAAGAAGAATTTATGGAAAGTATTGCCGATGATGATTATATTTTCGTCATGGATTCCCAAGGTAATTTAAAGTCAGTGATGTTGCCCGAAGAATATACCACACAAATAACTCCGGAAAATGTAGAAAAAGTCATGAAGATTTTCGGCCTGGTCGGGTTTGAAAGCAAAACCATTCACTAAAATTGGTTGACTAATATTCCCAATTATGCTATACTAATGACTTAGTAAGCAAAAAGGAGTTGGTAATGGGCTATGCTGTACTTGCAGACAAGTTTGAAATGGACCAGATGCGCACCAAATACGGCCCGCGCAAAGGCTTGGAAGGTCCATTTAATTTCAGTGGCAGAGTGTTGTATTATTGCAACAAAGAAGGCGCCTACTACGATCCTACCACAGACTTCTATGTGGAGCAGAGTGAGATGGATTTGATCAATCTCGATTTGTACAAACTGTTACAAAAGTAGTACTCAAGTACTACTTTTTAATACCCCATAACGCCGTCGGGTTATTGCTCAAAAATGGAGTTTCTGTTATAATAATATTATGATGAAACGCAAAGCAAGACAAGATCGTAAACATGCAGTCTATATGTTGGTGAACACTAACACTATGGAATTCTATGTGGGTATAACCGTTTGTGCCGCACAGGTCAAAAAAGCAGTCAAAGTTCGTGTTCAAAAGCATGTGCGCCGCGCACTGACAGAGAACAAAGATTGGGCACTGTGTCAAAACATTCGTGCCCACGGTGCGGCTGCATTTGATGTAGAAGTTTTAGAAATTGTGCGTGGTCGCAAGCCAGCACACGGTCGTGAACGCGAATTAATTGCAGAACTTTGTCCCCAACTTAATCAGTACTAAGGAGCACATGATGAGCAAAATGAGTGAACTCAGCTACGATATCGAAACCATGCTGGCTGATGGTGTGCATCCTGTAAAAATTGTTCGAGCACTGGGAGTTGAATTAACAACTGTTTACGATGTGCTGGAGCAAATGACTTGCCTGGACGAAGAACGAGCTTTGGCTGATATGCCCGAGTCTCCGGATGTGACTGACGCAGAATTAACGGCCATGGCCGAATACTATGGTTACGAAAGGCAAGAATACAGTGAATTCGATCGTTAAATTTTTTACGCTGACAACTCGGCAAACTGACAGTCTACTAAAATGGTCTGGCACTGCGGTCACTTTGGCAGGTGCGGTGCTGACCAGTCTTGCCATTGATCCGGTCAATGTGTATTTGTTTAATGCAGGGTCGTTACTGTTTCTGATTTGGGCAGTTCGTATTCAGGACAATGCACTGATTGCAGTCAACGCTGGCTTGCTGACCATCTATGCTGTGGGCACAGTCCGAGCACTGGTATCTTAATCATGGAACCAAAAAACTATAATGCCAGCCTCGACTGGACGTACACTGTGAAACAGACAGTGACTGTGGATTGGTTGAGTCTGGCTGTGATTGTAGACCCTGATCCTTATAGGCAAGCAAGAGAATTGATTGAACGGATCAAAGCACTATGAGCCACACTTATTTGTTGTGCTGGGACTGTCTTGGACTCGAGGCCTGCATCAATATCTCGGACATTGATAAAGAAGTCATGTGGGACGCATTAAAAGATACCGGAGATAATTCATACCAAGGCAGACCACAGTCGGTGAGCAGCATTGTCAGCATGTTGCAACTGAGGGCTCGATACAATAATCAACGATTCTATGAAATTTATGTGGTAGACACCGACGACACCGTCACAGCCGACGATCTCAAATCCATGTTTGACGATGATCCACAGGGCAGTGCGGATTTAATCCGACAGCGTGGCCGTGTACTGTACAGTGATAGACAAAAAGCCGGCGATATTAAGATTCGATAAGTTGAAAGCTAAATTTAAAATCCCGCTAAATATTAAGAATAGCGGGATTTTTTATGACACAACAGAATATTAATGTGGGTACGGGGCCAGACAGCTACACTGGCGAATCACTGCGTACGGCATTTCAAAAAGTAAACGATAATTTTAGCCAACTTTATGCGGGTAATGTTGGCGCCAACATCAGTGGCAACATCATCACAGCCAATGGGTTTGTGACCAGTGGAAATGTTGTCACTGGCAATGTGATTGCCGCAGGAAATATAAGCGCATATTATTTTACTGGTGACGGATCGCGGTTAACTGGTGTCACAGTATCCGCCAATACCGGAAATATTGCATTCAGCAATCTAACCATATCGGGCTCAGTCGCCGGAAATATTGTATTAGATCCAGCTGGTGATGGAAATGTTAATATCCTTAGCACCATGCGTACTCAGGCAGTGCGGGTAGGCAATATAGCCAACGCTGAGTTTGCAATTGATATCTCGGGCAATACTGCTAGCATTAACACAGCGGGCCGCGGCAATGGAAATGTAAGTTTACGATTGGCTGCTAATAATAATAGTAAAGGATCTATTAACATT